AAATGGTTAAATCAATAAATGAAGTAAATCGTTTACTTTTTATAACTTTTTAATTTTTTAAAGGGTTCCAAAAGAAAACCTAATTGATATGAACCATTCTAACTTTATTATCGAAATAGTCTTCTATTCAATTGGTTTAACAATCAAACGCTCGTTCTTAAATAGATTTCATTTTGAACTAGCTCAGTGAGTGCTTGAGACACCTGGAGCTTGGGTTGGGAGAGGAGAGCCCTCGCAGCCATCGAAGCCAGAGCACCATCCACCGCGCTCGCACATTCTGGCGCCACGGCACTCCCAGGACTCGAAGCATTGCTGGGCACCCTTCCAGTTGTCAGATTCAGCAATTGAGCAGTCGTTGTCATGAGGACGAGTTGCCTTGTAGGCAGCCCAGTCACCCTTGTAGAGCATCTTGGCGTTGTCGAAATCGAAGAAGTGGAGTTTATCATCATCCTTAGTGGCAGCGGAAGCGGAGGCGACGAGAGCGAAGAGAGCAATAAATTTCATTTGTTTAATTATCTTATCTTGTTCGCTAGTTATATTTGGTCTTGCGTCACCTGTGTAAGAAAACAAATTAACAACTTTAGATAAAAAACTTTGTTTTGGCTCTTTACTCAATAACTCGTTTTCTTCTTCGTCTGTGTCGTAGTTAACCTCTTTTTCATCTATTAAAACCCAATTTTCTTGTGGTTCTTCGCCTAAATCAACTAAAGCGTTTTTGTGTTTGCTTAATTCAGTTCCTGTTTCTTCAGCAACTTGTTCTTGACTTTGTGCGTTTTCTAAATCTGTAAACTCTAAAGGTTGCAACGTTCTAAAAAACAACTTTAAACTTATGTCGTTAAACGCTAAAATGCTATCAATTGCCTCTATTATTTCTTCTTGGAACGGTTTAATTACCATATTGTCAAACAAAATACTAGAATTTTTTAATTCGTCTGCATTTGAACTAAAGCCGTTTGTTGAAGCAACGCCAAATAACAAAGGACTTGTAACATTGTGTCCTAGCATAATTTTTTTTAAACATTCTTCGCTCAAAAATTCATAATGGTTTGGCGCGTCATTGAGTGGTATATCGTCAATAGTTGTTTTGCTTTCTGCATTGTTATTAAACGCTACAATTACTTTTTGACCGTTAGAACCTGTTAATTTGTCTAAAACTTTATTTGATATTATTTGTTGTTGCTCATCAGTCGGAACATCATTTGAAAAATTAACAATTTTAGTTCCCGAAAAACCGTTTAAAACCTCGTTTATTAAATATTCGCCTATTTGTTCTTCGAGTAAACAATACGGTAAACAACCTTGATAATCAACATAAGAGTAATATTTCATTCCAACGGAATAAGGTTTGGAAAATAAAATTTCTACGTTGTCTTTTGACGTTCCAAAACTTGCAAAACGTATCGGCTCAAACTTCTTGTAATTTACCCAATCGTCCGAATAATAATAACCGTTTATTTTGCCGTCTTTGTCGCATTTTTCCGCTCTTAATAAATTAACGGGTATATGATACGCTTTTAATATTTTTGTGTGTTTTTTGTCATAATGAACTTGTATAGCAAATTGTCCAAATAGTTTCCTATCTAAAACGATTTTTCTTATATCGTCTTTATGAATTAAAGCCATTAAATGCGCGTACTCGTTCGGCTTTTTTGAAGCGTCCAAGGCGCTTAAACCTTTTCCGTAAATTAAACGCGCTATGTTGTTTATTATTGCTGAATTTGTCGTTGAACTTGTATAACGGTCAATTAAATATTGAAAAAAATTATTATCGTCGCCGTATTCTACCCAATTTTCGCGATTTGCTTCTTGAATTATTGGCGTTGTGTAACCGCTTAAATTTAAAACGTGTATATTACTCATAAACTATAAATTCGTTTGTTGTTGAATTACTTACATATTGGTTATTATTTACCGAAAATGTAACTAATGATTGTGCGGTGCAAAAAATTCTATCTTTAAAAATTATGCTTGTACCTACTCTCAAAACTAAATTGTAAAAATGTCCTTCTATTAAGCCAAACGTTGCGGTAATCGTGTTAATATAGTTACCTATCGTGCTTGACGTTATCGCGACTTGTGTTGTTATGTTCGTTTGTTCGTCTGTTATTTCCATAATATTAAATGTATTATTTCTTGGAATAAAACTAAACGTTTGCGGTGTAAC